ACTAATACGTAATGCATCTGATGCTACTATTATAGTACCATTAATCAAAGAATATCTAGATGTTGCAGTGAAGAACGATGACCACATAGTTAAATTAACCGCTATAGTCCAGCGGTATATATCCGCTACACAGACAATTTCCGGAGAAACTTCATTATTAAGTGAAGAAGAGAAAATACAATTATTAAAAGTTGCCGAAGAAACATTTGAGGATGAGCTGTCAGATGAAATCAAAAAAATTGATGATGAGGATACAGAGCTAAAAGAGAAAATAAAAAACGTTAAAGAATCGTTGGAGAAAAAGAATGAAAGTTGAATTTTATTTAGCGGAAGTTGTTAGTATAGAAAACACATATGAATATAATAATTCTGGTGGCAATAAAAATGATAGTAATTTATTTTCTGTTACAGCAAAAGTTATTTCTGAAACTCCTTGGGCTGTAACAGTTAGGCCAGCAAATCCAAATATAAAACAAATACCAGTAGTTGGAGAACAAATATTAATTTTCCCTGGGGGGAAAGAAACCCAGGTTGGATCTAGGAATTATTCGAAGCAGTGGTATTATTTTCCAGCATATAGTATTGAATCATCTATACACGAAAATTCACATCCTGGATTGGCAATTACGCCAATCAATGATTTTTCTGGAGTGCCTGATTTTATTAATGACAGACCAATGGGAAACACATTTGAAGATAAAATAATTTCTCCATTACAGCCATATGAAGGAGATGTATTAGTAGAAGGTCGGTGGGGCAACAGTATTCGATTGGGAAGTTCAATATCTAATGATGTTGAAGGTGAAGACTTTTATACATTGAATCCTACTTGGAAATCGACTAATGAAAATCGTGGAGACCCGATTATAATACTTTCTAACAAAAGAAATAATAAGCCAGGCCATAACGAATTTGTTATAGAAGACAATGAAAAAGACGGGGCTAGTTTATATTTAACATCTACACAAAATTTCCCAGGCTTACAATTAAGTAAACCATTAGGAACCTATGGATCTATTAATGAAAGTGAATATGATGCGCCACAATTAATAGGGAGTGCGGATAGAATTATATTACAAGCAAAGAAAGATATTATTGCATTGGATGCAAAGAAACGAATAGTAATTAACACACCTGAATTAAAAATTGGAGATGAGTCTGCGTGTGAAGCAATGGTTCATGGAGATGTATTATTAGATATATTAATGGATATTCTTAATGTTATTAGTGCTGGGGGAGTTGGAACTGCCGGAGTAACTACATTGCCGATGGATCAAGGTTCCTTAGCAAATGCGTGGAGTCAAATACAATATTTAAATAGTTCGAAATATTTTATAAAAAGAGATAGTTAAAAGGAGAATACTATGCCAGTTACGCCACCATTAGATTTAATACCGCAACTTCCATCAAAAGCAGTTACAGAATTAAATAAACAATCTAATAAATTAATTAAATTGATATCAAATAAAGTTGGAGAAACATTACAAGATGTAATACAATTGCCAGATGATATTAAGTGTGATGATCCTAGGATCGAAGCAATTAAAGCAAAGATCAACGATATTACAGAGTTAATTGGAAAATTACAAAAAGTTATAGTGGTCATTGAAAAAGTAAGCTCTGGATTACAAACTGCTATGGCAATAGCTACAGCAATTAAATCATCTATCTTTTTAATTCCAGTTGTTGGTGTAGCTGCACTACAAGCTGAGTTAGTAGTAGTACAAAATATGACAATAGCGAATGCAATACAAGCAGTAAAACAATTGAATGTAGTTCCACAATCATTAAACGCAGGAATGGGGTTAATTAATAACCAATTGGGTGCTATTATTGGCCAATTGGGAGGAATATGTAATAATGATGTATTTGATGTTTCTGCAGAAGTGTTTGCAAATATTAATAGTGATAGCGGAAATAATAACAACAATAATAGTGGTGGATTTGGAGCTGATTATAATAACCCAGATGGCATTGGTTGGGGTACTAAAGAAAGTCGAATAGACGATGCTACATTAGGTACAGAATTTTATACAGACAAAAATATTGATTTAGATACATATAGTCATTACGCACGCACAATTGACGAATTGGTAAAAAATCAACAAGATTTATTAACATCGCTTCAAGAAGCTCCAGCACAATCATATAATGGTACTGCCCCGCCAGCTTCTAACTTAGGTAAATCAGGAGATTATTATATTGATACTGCTGCGCAAAAAATGTATGGGCCGAAAACATCTAAGGGCTGGCCAGTGCCCGTAAATTATTAATAGTAATATTTATATAAAAGAAGAAAATTATGGAATCGAAAAAATTTATTCAAACATTAAGAAAAGTAATACAAGAAGAAGTAAGAGCTGTTATTAAACAAGAATTAACAGAAATACTACAAGAAGGTTTACAATCAACAATTTCAGAGTTACAGCCAACTAAAAAGCCAATACTAGAACAAGTTTCACGGCCTCAGGCGCCAACTACAACTAAAAAAAATAAAGTTAAATTTAAAAAAACTAAATATGCTGATATTTTAAATGAAACAACTTCTTTAAGAGAACAAACAAGTGTAGGAGATTATGCGTCTATGATGAATGAAGACATTGTCATGACATCAAAAGATGCAATTGGATTTGGAATGCAGAGAAATGGCACATCGCCAACAACAATGCAAGATCCAGAGACTGGTAAAACGTTAAAGGTAGATAGTGCTATAGCAGCTGCTATAACAAAAGACTATTCAGCTTTAATGAAAGCAATTGATAAGAAAAAAGGCAGATAGTGGGATATCAAATCATTAATGTAAATATCGATAGTATAACTCAGAATAAAGCAATTGGAGTTAAATTCCCATTTGACGTTCCTGGTGTTTTTGCTAAATCATATACTACATTAGAACAAGCGAAAACAAATGTACGTAGTTTGTTGTTAACAAGAAAAGGTGAACGATATGCACAGCCAAATTTGGGAACTAGTTTATTAAATTTATTATTTCAGCCAAATATTAGTGAACTAAAAGATGTTATTTCATCAACGATAACCGACGCTATTAGTTATTGGTTGCCATATATTGATATTACTGATTTAAGTATTATCACACAAGAAGATGATTCAACATTAATACATGATATAAAAATAACAATACAATTTACAGTTAGTGGGATTGTTTCTAATGAAACTATTACAATATTTGCTGGAGAAAATGGGATACTATTGGTTGAATAGGGAATATACGAATGGAAGTACAGAAAAGCATATCATATTTAGGAAAAGACTTTGGACAGTTTCGTAAAAATTTAATTGATTTTACTAAACAATATTTTCCAAATGATTATAATGATTTTAATGAAACATCTCCGGGCATGTTATTTATGGAAATGGCTTCATATGTCGGAGATGTATTGAGTTACTATGCAGATAACAATTTAAAGGAGTCATTATTAGAACAAGCAACTGAACGTAAAAATATATATGATATTGCTAAAACATTGGGATATTCTGCTAAAAATGCAATACCCGCATATACTACATTAGATGTATTTCAATTAGTTCCGGCTATCGGCACTGGCGACAATGTACGCCCCGACTTTAATTATGCATTGTCAATTAAGCCAGGAATGCGAGTTGGACAAAGTACCGGGCCAGCAGAATTTAGAACATTAGATGCAATAGACTTTGAATTTTCATCTTCTGTTAGCCCAACGGAAATTACGGTATATGAAAGTGATGATACAACAGCATTACCAACATATTATTTATTAAAAAAATCAGCTAAATCAGTATCAGGAAAAATTAAAACAGCTACGTTTACATTTACATCCCCAAAACAATATGATAAAGTTGTTCTAGCTGATACAAATATTATTGATATTATTTCAGTAGAAGAATCGGATGGAGATAATTGGTATAATGTTCCATATTTAGCACAAGACACGATTTTTGAATCTGTACCAAATTTATTAGAAAATGATCCTGATTTTGTACAATACCGAGATTCATGTCCTAGCCTATTAAAATTGAAAAAAACAGCAAAACGATTTATAACTAGATTAAGAAGCGATAATAAATTAGAAATACAATTCGGAGCAGGAATTTCAGATAACAATGACGAAGAAATTATACCAAATCCGGATAATGTAGGAAATGGATTGGCTGGGTTTAAAAGGCCTATTGATGTTGATATTGACCCATCTAACTTTTTATATACAAGAGCTTATGGACAAGCTCCATCTAATACGACATTAACTGTTACATATACAGTTGGTGGAGGTGTTACTGACAATGTTTCTGCGGGTACTGTGTCTAATATTAATTTTGTTAATTATAATGATGATCCAAATTCTACAACCAATGTTGGAATTGTTAGGTTTGTAAAATCTAGTATAGCAGTAAACAACCCTATACCAGCAACTGGAGGCAAAACTGCAGATACATTACAAGATATTAAAAATAATGCACTTGGTAATTTTGCTACTCAAAACAGACTAGTAACGAGAGATGATTACATCATACGATGTTATTCAATGTCTCCCAAATTTGGGAGCGTATCAAAAGCATATATAGTACCAGATGACCAAATATCACAAGGAGATCTAGAAGACACAATAATTGAAAATCCGTTAGCAATGAATTTATATACATTGGGATTTAATTCATCTAAACAATTAACAGCATTAAATGATGCAATAAAAACCAATTTAAAAAATTATCTAGGATATTATAGAATATTAACAGATGCAGTAAATATTAAAGACGCATTAAATTGTATCAACTCCGTACGAGATTATTTTAATGTTGATAAGTGGCAAATAAATCAGCCGATTGTTAAATCAGAAATTTTAAATTTAATTGCAAGTGCAAATGGAGTACAAAGTGTAGTAGGAGTTACAGTTAATAATTTATATGATACAGATCAAAATTATTCTGGAAATGTTTATGATTTAGACTCAGCAACAAGAACAGGAATTGTGTATCCATCTCTAGACCCAAGTATATTTGAAGTTAAATTTCCAAATAAAGATATTAAAGGAAGAGTAGTTAGCTATTAAAGGTAAATAATGTTTAAAATAATATATCCACAATCAGATGCAACATTATATGAGTCGTTGCCAACAACTAATACGGGGTTAGATGAAATATTAGAAGTTGGAAAGCGACTATCAACAGCTGGAAGTGATTATTTAAAATCTAGGTCTGTTATTAAATTTGATATGTCTGAAGTAACAGATGCGTTAACAAAATATAGTTCTAGTTTAAATGATTGTAAATTTATGTTACAATTATATACTACTCATGCAAAAAACTTACCTGCAGATTATACAATTGATGCTAAATTGGTTGGGGATGATTGGACTAATGGCACTGGTCAACAATATGCTAATACAATTGTAAAAGATGGCATAACTTGGGACAATCCAAAATCTGGGTCTTTCTATTGGACATCAGGAAGTCAATATGTACAAGTTCCTTCTGGGGGCGGCAGTTTAGTAAAATTAACAAATGTTGGCTTATTTAATATTACAGGCAGTACTGCAGGAACTTATATTGTTAGTTCTTCAAATACTAATGTTACTGCTTCTATAACATTAACATCTACATCTAGTTTCGGATCTGCTACAATAGTTGCAGCAACTGGATCTTTTAATGTATCAGATACTGTTGTATTTGCTTCACAATCATTAGGTGCTACCACATCCGGTGGAACTGATATGACATTTACTTTAGTTGATGTTGATTTTCGAAATGCAAGTAGCATTTATATAAGTGGATCGGGAGAAGGTGGTAGTTGGCTATATCAATCTGGGTCTGGAATATATAGTGGCAGTTTAACATTTTATTCACAATCATTCTTTACACAACCAGGATTAGATTTATCCGAAGATTTTAATTATAGACCAACTGATTTAAATATTGATGTTACTGGAGCAGTAAAAACATGGATAAGTGGTTCGGGTGGATTTACTATTCCAAATTATGGCTTTTTATTACAATTTTCTGATGCCGATGAGGTAGATGTTTCAAAAACTGGATATGTAAGATTCTTTAGTAGAGAAACCCACACCGTATATGTTCCTAGATTAACAATGTATTTTGATAAATCTAGTTTTGCTACAGGGTCTTTGGCTGCAATGGATCTAGATTCATATACAGTATATACAAAACTTAAAAAAGAATATAAGGATTCAGCGGTAACTAAACTTAGAATTTATGCTCGTGATAAATACCCTCAAAAATCACCAACTAATTTATTTCCAATGACAACCGTAAAATATTTGCCTAGCAATACTTTATATACATTGAAAGATGCGGCTACAGACGAAACGATAATTCCAT